GACACTTTTATTCGCCTTGTTTTGCACTTAAATATCTTGCGATGGATCAATCAACGCTCGAAGTAAATATAAGTAATTCATGTGATCTGTAATTTTCTCATTCCAAACCTCAATCGGAAAACCGTCTCCGGAATTACACATATCATAAATTGACACCGTATGTTTTGCCAACATCCCGGCCAATGCCTGCGAGGGTGTTATGTCTTGCATTATAGCAGCTATTTTAAAATTGTGCAACCGGTCTTCAGTAGCATACTCTTTTGCTTTGTTGGTCAAAATATCCATACAGCGTTCGGTTTGTTCAGTAACAATTTGCTCAAAACGATCTGTTTGCATAAGTGTGAGCTCCTTTCAAAAAATTCGGGTATTATTTTTTTCTCGATGATCTACCGTTAACCGTAAACGTTACATGTCGCTTATCTTGGAACTTATCAGGGTCATTAAGCTCATATGTGTCTTTTTCCGGGTTATCAGGGTCAATATTAAGCACTCCGTCCGTATCAGTTCCAGACAATCGTTGAATGACGGCAAATCCACCGTTGGCTCCGATGGCAACAATAAAAGCGTTAAATGGTATAAGTGTTAAAGTGCTAACAGACCATTCGATTGTTCCGAATACCGTTGCCGGAATCATGACCAAAACCGCTAAAATATAGCTCCAAAGTTGCGTTGGAATTTTCTTAATAAAACCCCATTCTTTTGTTATCTGGACTATCAAACCAACAGCTATAACAGCCCCCGCTTGAGTAGCCAAATATTCCCAGCTAAAATAGTTCATTAACTTGCCTCCTTATCAGAAAATATAGTTATTTGAGCGGCAATCTCTCAACCTCGGTCATTACGCGTTTAGCCGCGCCATTGCCGCCCATTTTTATGTATGGTGTGTACAAATAATCATGTAGATTTTCATACTCGTCCTTTGTGATCCATCCGCGTTTGATATACCGCTGACCCAAGAATACAATTCGATCATGCCCCAACCCCAACAGCATTTTGAAATTTACGTTTTTCGTTTCTGTTTTGCGTTGCAGAAATGTCCAAAACCCTGAAGAAGCGATAACCGTCACCACCACAGTCACTATTACACTAACGATGTTCATAAAATCCTCGTTTCTAAACGGATAGGTTACCAGAACCAATAATGGATTGTCCGTTAATTGTTTTTATATTTGTACCGCTGACTAATGTTGCTTGTTTGGTTAGTATATCATTTCGTGCATCGCGAAGGTCCGAACTGATAGACTGAATATTACCTTTAGCCTCTGTAACATCACGGCCTATGTTTGTGATGTTGGTTTTTGCTTCCTGAACATCTCCGCTTATAGATGTGATGTTCATCTGAGCTGTTGTGACAGCGCCATTAATTGAAGTGATGTTAGCTTTAACGGTCGTAACATCGCTCTTCATCGCCCCAATATCCGTTTTGACCGATGTAATATCCGCTTTAACACCACCAATATCATTTCGTGCATCGCGAAGATCCGAACTGATAGACTGGATATTACCTTTTGCCTCTGTAACGTCACGACCTATGTTTGTGATGTTGGTTTTTGCTTCCGTTACATCCTGTTTAAGTGCTCCTATATCCGACCTCGCGATGGCTAAGTCGGAACGAAGCGAAACTATATTACCTTTGGCTTCCTGAACGTCTCCGCTTATAGATGTGATGTTTGTTTGAGCCGTTTTCATATCAACGCGTAAAGTCGCGATGTCTGTTCTCGCCACTGTTAGAGACGTTCCGAGATTAGTGATATCCATCTGAGCGATTGTAGAGAGTTCTTCTTGCGGTGTTCCGGAAGACAAAGTATGGGCGTCCCTAGTTTCCCCCATTTTGGTACTGGCTTGGGTTCTGTGGCGGGTCTTACCGGTACGGTCCCTATACTCCTCATAAGATTCCTTATAGCTTTGTTCTCCTGTTTCTGGATTGATAAGGGGGCTTCCTTTTCGCTTGACCACCGACACCTCTGATTTAGCCCGCGAAATCAAAGTTGCTGCCCCCTCATGGTATCTACCATCGCCATCAACGGTACCTTGATACTTCTTCTTAAGAGCGGCGATATTGTTGTCAAGTGCACTCTGCTTATAATCAAGCTTGTGTTTTTCAGCATCGATGACCACCATACTATGAATCAATAACAAAATTGTAAAAATCATTAGAAGCACCAAGCATAGTCACCGGAATATAGTTATCGTACTTACCCGGGTTAGCTAAATATATCTCCTGACAATGATGGGCGATGGCACCCAGTTCAAAATCAATTTGTTTTACAATTGTTTTATACTCTTTGGGGTTTAACTTATTACCGGAAGGCGACACGTCAATAAGCCTTCGAATAAGACCTGATTTTGCATCTGTAATCTTGACCGGCTTGTTGGTACCCATGAATAAAAAACATTTGAATCGATTGGAATAAGTCGATTTGAATTTCTCATTTACGGTCATGAGTTCATGAGAAACCAAACTATTGAGTCGCGTATTGTCCTCAATTCTGGAAAGGTCACCGTCGTGTTGAATAGCAACAAGTGGGTTTGACCGAAAGGCTTCCAGTGCGAAGGAATTGCTGGAGGAACCGAGGGCTTTTGCGTCAAATACCGAATAATACCCCTCAAACAATTGCTGAATAATATTCAATATGGTAGATTTTCCGGTTCCCGCCGCACCATATAAAACCATGAATTTTTGCAATTTTTTCGAATCTCCGGATACGACCGAGCCAATGGCCCATTCGATTTTCCCACGTTCCTCCTCGGTATATAACGTAGACATCAGCTTGTCATAAGCAAATAAATCGCCGGCTTGCTAACACAGCGCTGCGTTTGGCGTTTACAGCACTCGCCCCAATCAAACAGAAGGTCGATGCAGTTCCAATGACTGCCGCCGGAATATAACATTTCCATGCTGTTTTGACCGTTTCGATGGGGGTAAGAGCTTCTGAGCCCTCTTCTTTTTTCTTTTCATCAATGAGAATTAAAGCTTTTGGAGTGGCTCGGACAGCCATTACAGTAGTGGTTATCATCCCGATAATACCGATACCTGTCAAAATTTCGGGACTATGTTTTGATAGCGCCGACTTAACGTTTTTAATGACTGGTGATAAAGCGAATTTACTCATTCATTTTCTCCTCCCGAACAAATTTAACATGTCTTTTGCGGTTTCTTTTGCGGTTGAAAATATGCGGCTTGTGTATGAATTCTCGTTTAACTCTGCGAAATAAATCATTCGGATTATAAAATCCTCGATAATGTCAACAGGGGATGCGTACGGATGATCCATTACCGATTCTAAAATTTCAGTAGCCGCCCATCGAGAATATGTCCGTTGATTAAACCAGTATCTTGGCCAGTTTAATTGCGGTTCAAAAAGCTGCTCTTCCATGTAATGTATAATCGCCAATGCCGCCTCTTCGTTAATGAATATCACCTCCATAAAGAAAAAGAGCCCTTGTTAGGACTCAAATTCCTTATTTCCCATGGTAAGTGCTTCATTAATCTTTTCACCGATTTTTTCGTCCATCTTTTGTTCGTTGACCCAATCGCTTACGAGTGTTACCCCGAATCCGATTATGGTCGCCGCCACACCGATAACTTTAATCACTTTTCTGTTCATAAAACATCTCCCTTTCATAATATACCTTGTGTTTTTTGCGGATCTATTTCTCCATGGTTAACATCATCGGTCCATACAGGGGTGACACAATATAGCATTCTAAACCATCATCCATCTTAGTAAATTTGTTTTCAAAATCGATCCATTGAATGCCGGACTCCACCAATTCGTAACAATCCCAGCCAATCGCATCGCCGCCTCGAATTTCTTCAAGTCCCATAAACGCATAAAATTCGTTTATACTGGCCTCTCCACGCAATGCAAAATTTCTGTTCAGATGATATTGAGCATTTAATACTGTCGCCATTGTGGATGTGAAATATCTTTGGAAATAACTATCGTAAAACAAAGTATCATCGGCTGCTGAGTCTGGGTCATATACCGATGTTCCGTATAACCCCTCCGAAACATACACTTTTTTTGCAACTTCTGCGGTTATCCGAGAGTCGGCATCATCACCGTAAATAGAATTAGCGGCTTTTCTATACCGTTGATAAGATTGACTCAGCAAGGCATACGCGCTTACTAATGATGCTTGGTTACGCTTGTTTAGCATATTGGCTCCAAATATACAGGAAATGGTTGATAAACCGACGATTGCTGTCGGAATAT